AGGTAAGACTGACGTGGAAAGTGAAGTCAATTGCAAGGGAGACAGCAACACAGACAGTGAAACGGACGGACTTGTTTGGGAAATCGTCAACGACATTGAACAGGCGGGTTACTTTGTCCAACCATTTACTATTCCAGCTTGTGCCGTCAATGCCCCGCACAAAAGGGTACGGGTCTGGATTGTTGCGTACGCCAGATGCAAATATGGAACGGGGTCCGCACACAATGGAAAAACTGAAGGAACGGCACAGCAAAGGTATGCCTCTTCGCCTCAACGACCAACTGGACATGGTAGCAATGGGGTTGTTACAAACGCCCGGAAACGATGCGGAGGGGCGCGGGGAATACAAAGATGTGGAAAAAATAAAGGCACGACTCAAGGCTGGGCACCAGTTATCATTGACAAATCAGATAGCAATGTTACCAACCCCACAAGCATCAGACAACAGAGACAGAGGGAGTATAAACGACCCCTGCATTCAACGACGGATAAAGATAAAGAAGCAAATTCCACTCCAAGCAATCATTCAGAATGGAACCAAAACTGGTTTGAAGTTGCAACCAGCCTTTGTGGAGTGGATGATGGGCTACCCGTTGGGCTGGACGGATTTAAACTCACAAAAGCAGGACACAGAGTCGAAAGACTGAAGGCATTGGGAAATGCAATCGTCCCGCAGGTGGCAATGGAAATAATGAGAGCAATAAAGGAATCCCATTTGTGAGGGGCTTTTTCACTATCGACAAACCGGTCGCCGCACCCCCACGGACTTCCTGTGGTGGCACCTGTACCCTGAACAGGGGGTGTCACTCACCCAAGATGCCCGTCACTGGTCAGGGGCGAATGAAAATCCTGATCGTCGCCGAAGCGCCCGGAAAGGAAGAAGATTTACGAAACACGCAACTCATCGGTCCAGCGGGACAACTACTTCGTGACGCGCTGGCCGAGTTTGGGGTGGACCTGGACCGAGACTGTCGGAAAACAAACAGTTGCCGGTGTCGTCCCCCCGAGAACAGACGACCCACCAACCAGGAGATCATCGCCTGCCAAACCCACATCTGGGACGAGATAAAAGAACACCCCCCGAAACTGATCCTGCTGTTGGGACAGGTCGCCGTGGAGAGTTTCCTGTCCGGCAGGGTCAAGTCGCCGGGCCAGATCGGACGTTGGCGAGGGTTTGTCATCCCCGATCAGAAGGCCCTGGCGTGGATCGCGCCCGCGTTCCATCCCAGTTACATCCTGCGCTCGAAGGAGGGGAGGGCCATCCGTGGCCGCGTACAACCGATCCTGGCTATAGAGGAACGGGTATTTATGGACGATCTGGAGAACGCTTTGGCACATCTGCGGAGACCGTTCCCGGTCGCGCCCGCACCGAACGTGAGAATCCTACAGGGCGACCAAATCACATCCGATATTCACCTTATGGCCGGAACAGAGATTGCTATCGACTACGAAACCACCGGCCTGCGCCCGTGGCAACAGAAGGATCACCGGATCGTCAGTGTGGGGGTAGCGTGGGACGGGGGTGCGTTTTCATTCGCGATGTCGCCGGTCGTGGCCCCGTTGTGGAAGGAACTTCTGGCCAACCCGTTGATTAAGAAAGTTGCGCACAATTGCAAATTCGAACATACGTGGGCTGCACATTACCTCGGGGTGGAAACGAGGGGGTGGATATTTGACACGATGTTGGCAAGCCACCTCCTGGACAACCGTCGGGGGATATGTGGCCTGAAACATCAGGTGTACCTTACTTTGGAATAGAAGATTGGTCTGGTGGAATCGAGTTTGACGAGGACGAAGAAAACAATGTAAGAAGCCCTTACGGGCCGACCGAGAAACTACTGAAGTATAATGCGTGTGATGCACTCTATACGTTTAACCTTTACAAAAAGCAAAGGTCACTTTTTCAATGAGTTCAAAATTAACAGTAGCATGGATGAGTTCAGGAGTCTCAAGTGCGGTCGCCACCAAACTACTCCTCGACAAAATAGACCTTATTTTCTACATCCATATTGAAGATCAACATGAAGACTCCATTCGATTCATCCGAGACTGTGAACGGTGGTACAATAAGAAAATTCATTTACTGATGTCTCCTTATAAAACGGTGGAAAATGCTATAAGAGCGGCAAGTTTTGTAAACTCACCTCATGGGGCTCCTTGTACCAACTTTTTGAAAAAGAGGGTGCGAAAAGAATGGGAAATAACTCGGACAGAATCACTTTCCTATGTTTGGGGCATGGATTATACAGAAAAGAAACGGGCAGAACGTCTTTGCGAGGCAATGCCAAAACAAGATCATTTGTTTCCGTTAGTAGAAAAGAAAATATCAAAAGAATCGGCGCATCAGATATTGAAAGCGTCGGGTATTAAACGCCCGGCGATGTATGACTTAGGTTTTCCTAATAATAATTGCCGTGTTTGTGTAAAAGGCGGCATGGGTTACATGAATTTATGCCGTAAAGTTTTCCCGGAAGAGTTTGCAGAACGGGCGAAATTAGAACGAATTATTGGGGCTTCCTGTATTAACGGTATATTTCTTGATGAATTAGATCCGGAACGTGGAAAACAAGAAGGCCCGATTTGTGAAGAATGCGGAATAATGTGTGAGATAATAAAATTATGACCCCCTACTCACTTGACGCTTACAACCTGTTCCACGCCGGTGCGCTGGCCTTTGCCGACATCGAGGCCACGGGAATCCGCGTCGACACCGCCTATCTCAAGAACCAGTACTCATCTCTCACTACCCAGATCACCAACGCGGAAAAAGCCCTGTGGAAGATGAAGGAAATGAGGGAATGGAAATCCAGGTTCGCCGACAAGACGAACATCGACAGTACCACACAACTCTCTACAATCCTCTTCAAAGTCTTAGACTACAAACCCACAAAGGCCACGGCCAGAGGCAACGCTGCCGTGGACGACGAGGTCCTGCGCCGGATCGGTACACCGTTCACCAAGACCATCCTCGCCAAACGGAAACTTACAAAAGTACGCGACACCTACATCACCGGACTCCTGCGCGAGCAAACCGACGGATTACTCCACCCCTCCTTCAACCTGCACATGGTTCAAACTTTCAGGTCGAGTTCAGACGGACCAAACTTCCAAAATATACCCGTGCGCGACCCGAAACAGGGTGGCGTGATCCGCAGGGCGATCATACCCCACAACCCAACGGACATAATTGGCGAGATCGACTTCGGAGCAATCGAGGTGCGTGTAGCCGCTTGTTACCACAAAGACCCGACCATGCTCGCCTACCTCAACGATCCAACGAAAGACCTACACCGGGAAATGGCCTGTGAATGCTTCCTGCTCGAGCCGGGGCAGGTGACGAAGGAGATCCGCAATGTGGCGAAGGGCGGGTTCGTCTTTGCAGAGTTCTACGGGTCGTACTTCGAGTTAGTCGGGCCGAGTCTGTGGGCACAGAGTGTTGATTTACCATTGTTCGGTCGGTCGCTTCGGGACTGGCTCGTCGGGAAGGGGCTGAAAACACGTGACCAGTTCACAGACCACATTCAGGAGATCGAACGGCACTTCTGGGAAGTCCGGTTCCCGGTCTACGACCAGTGGCGGCGGGATTGGTATGCTGCGTATTTGGAACGGGGCTGGTTCGACACGATCACCGGGTTCCGTTGCCAAGGGCCGATGCGGAAGAATGAATGTATAAACTACCCCGTACAAGGTTCAGCTTTTCACGTGCTTTTGTGGTCAATGTCGAAGATTCACCAGTGGTTGAAGGCCAACGAGATGGGGAGTAAAATTGTGGGCCAGATCCACGACTCGATACTGTTTAATCTCCACCCCGACGAACTGGACACGGTATTGAAAAAGGCCAAACAGATTATGTGCGTCGACGTACGAAAACATTATCCGTGGCTGATCTGCCCACTCGTTGTTGAAACCGAACTTGCCCCGGCGGGCGCGTCATGGAATGAAAAAACGAAACAGGAGGAAACATGAATACCTCGTTAGCCGTCAAATACCGACCCCAGATGTTGCGGGACTTCTTAGGAAACGAGAACACCACCGCCGCCCTCCGTTCAATGATGGAGCGGGAAGAAATACCGCATACGATATTATTCACGGGGCCGTCAGGATGTGGCAAGACGACCCTGGCCCGAATCGTAGCGAAGCGACTCAAATGCTCCGAACACGACCTACAGGAACTCAACACGGCAGACTTCCGTGGCATAGACACGATCCGGGACGTCATACGGAACATGGCACTGTGCCCCATGTCCGGGACGTGCCGGGTGTGGATTCTCGACGAGGTCCACCAAATCTCTAAAGACGGCCAACACGCCCTACTGAAAGCCCTCGAAGACACGCCCAAACACGTCTACTTCTTACTTGCCACCACCGACCCGGAGAAACTCCTGCCCACGATCAGAACCCGGTGCGTGACGTTCGACGTGAAGCCACTTAGTGATAAACTGATGGACGTGTTATTGAAGACTGTGATCCAGAAAGAGGGGGTCGACAACGTGCCCCAGGAAACCATCGACCAGATCGTTCAGGACTCGTTAGGGTCGTCCCGGATGGCCCTGTCCGTGTTGGACAAGATTATCAACATGGCACCAACGGACATGCTCGTTGCGGCCAAACAACAAGCGTCCCAAAATAACGCCGCCATCGACTTATGCAGGGCACTTATTGGAAAACGTCCGTGGAAGGAGATCGGCAAGATTATACAGGGTCTCGACCAAGAGCCCGAATCCGTGCGTCGGGCGGTGTTAGGGTACATGCAGGCGGTATTATTGAAGGGCGATAATCCGCAGGCATACATTGTACTCTCGGCGTTTCGGCAACCAATGTATGACACTGGTAAACCGGGGTTGACCATAGCCGCATACGAAAGCATTGCTTAGAACAACGCGCCACGTTCCGTATATTAACACAAGGAGAATTAACTATGAAAGTGACAAAGCAATTCGATCTGGTTGTTGAAAACGAGGACGACGTCTCCGCCCTGCAGAAGTTCGTCCGCCCGATGGAGTTCAACCAGTGCGCCGAGGCGTACAACGAGGGCGACAAGACCCTGTGGGACCGGCTCGGATTCAACTGCCCTTGGGGTTATCCTGCGCTTGTCTCGCTGGGAGCCCAAAACATGTTTCTCTTTTGCCCTGCGCCCAAACCCAGGAAACGGAAAGTAAACAAACGGAGGAAATCATGAAAGAGTATCACATGTATGAAAATGTAAAGTGGGAAGCAGATGTTAGTCTCAATCCAAACATGCTCGACATAGAGTGGTGTCGTCAAGCCCAGGTGTTTGGCGAGTACTGCGTCGAACAAGCAGCCGCCCGCGCCAAGCTCGACGCCATCAAGGAGCGCCTGGACGTGAAGGTGGCCGGGCTGGGGCTGAAGATCCGCGCCAACCCCGCGACGTTCGGGCTGGACAAGGTGACGGAGGCGAGCGTGCAGGCGGTGATCCTGCTGGACGCAGAGTGCGCCAAGCTGCGGGAGGAGATCGCGGTGGCCCAGTACGAACTCGAGGTGATGGGAGCCGCCGTCCGCGCGCTGGACCAGAAGAAGTCTGCACTGGAGAATCTGGTGCGGTTGCAGGGCCAGAATTACTTTGCAGGCCCAAGCGTTCCCAGGGATGTTGGAGCCGAATGGATAAAAGAGGTCGAGCGCAACGGGGCGCGGGACAAGGTGAAGGCGGCGATGGGGACGGAACCGAGCCGGAAGATCAGCAGGAAACAAACTTAGTAGAAAAAGCGAGCCATGGTCAACTTTTTCTATTCCGCCCAAGGATCGTGGGAGAATCCGCTAATGGAGAACTTGCCCGGTGTAGCGATACGGTGCGGGCAAGACTGTCAGATGAGTATGGTAAGCAGTCTGAGCAGGTTGTAAAACGAGGCGTCATCACCAAACACGCCTATCCATTGGACGAAAGATTTTTTGAAAGGGAACCATGAAACAAGTCATTACAACTGAACGGATACCGGTGAAGTTGTGGCTGGACGACATCGAGGACAGTGCGATGGCGCAATCCCTTGACCTCGCCAAATTGCCGTTTGCGTTTCATCATGTGGCCATTATGCCTGACGCCCACCTTGGCTATGGAATGCCGATAGGTGGCGTGCTGGCGACACAGGGAACGGTGATTCCCAACGCTGTTGGCGTGGATATCGGCTGCGGCATGTGCGCCGTGAGGACCTCGTTGACACAATACGACACGGAGTCTTTGAAGCGGGTCATGGGTCTGATCCGCGAGCGCGTGCCAGTAGGGTTCAGTCACCACAAGGACAAACAGACATGGGACGGATTTTACGCCGCCCCTGAGGTCGAGATCATCCAAAGGGAGTTGCAGTCCGCCCAATACCAACTTGGGACGCTTGGCGGCGGCAACCACTTTATCGAGATTCAACTGGCAGGTGATGGATACGTGTGGTTGATGCTTCACAGCGGGAGCCGCAATTTCGGATTGAAAATCGCAAACGACTACCACAACAAGGCCAAAAACATGTGCGAGAAGTGGAACTCCGACATTCCCAATCCTGACCTTTCCTTCCTACCGATCGAAATGCCAGCCGCGACCGAATACCTTGACGCTATGAACTTCGCCTTGAGATTTGCGGAGGAATCCCGGTTGCGAATGATTGGCGAAATCATGCATTCCATGTCAGAAGTATTCGTCGGGATCACATTCGAGACTCCGACCGATGTTCACCACAACTACGCAAGGATGGAAAATCACTTTGGTCACAACGTTCTCGTCCACCGGAAGGGAGCGACATCTGCCAGACTGGGAGAGATAGGAATAATCCCCGGCTCGCAAGGGACGGCGTCGTATATCGTTCGCGGTCTTGGAAATCCGGAGTCGTTTGTGTCATGCTCTCACGGGGCTGGCCGTAAGATGGGAAGAAAGCAGGCGTGCCGAGAGTTGTCGCTGGAAGGTGAAATCAAACGATTGAACGATGCTGGGATCATTCACAGCATCCGCGCCGAGAAGGACCTGGACGAGGCGGCGGGGGCGTACAAGGACATCGACGTGGTGATGGCAAATCAATTCGACCTGGTTGAAATCGTGACAAAACTACGGCCGTTGGCTGTGATCAAAGCGTAGTTTGAAAGGAGGACGCAAATGATAATGGACGCCTCGCCCCTCCAACTCACCGTCGGCACGATAGGACTGTTCCTGTTGTTGCTGTTGTTCGTATACATGGCGGCACGGTTGGCAGTGTGGGGTGGTGCGAAGTCATGGAGTGATTTTTGGAAGGACAAACAAAACAAAAAGGAGGAGTGATATGGTAGACTTCAGTAAAAAAGGTCGAGAATCAATGCGTGACCGCATCCGCCACCGGGCCGAGTCCCGCAAGAGCGCGGGTGGCCTGAGCACCCTGGAACTGCCGGAAGGCGTCGAGCTCTACAAGCCCGAGAAGGGGCCGGTCGAGTTCGACATCCTGCCGTACCGGATCAGCGTGGACACCCACCCCGAGGTGAAGAAGGGCGAGCTGTGGTACGAGCGGACCTACTACGCCCACCGCAACGTCGGCCCCGAGGAAAAGTTCCTGATCTGCCCGCGCACGGTCGGCAAGCGGTGCCCGATCTGCGAGGAGCACCAGAAGCTCAAGAAGGACCCGAACGCCGAGGAGGAGGTCGTGGACGCCCTTCGCGCCAAGGAGCGGGAGCTGTTCAACGTCGTGATGAAGGACGGGGACGGCTCTGTCATGATCCTCGACATGAGCACCTACCTGTTCGGGCGCAAGCTCGAGGAGGAGATCCGCGAGGGTGACGAGGCCAACGCGGCCTTCGCCGAGCTGGTGGGCGGAAAGACGCTGAAGGTGCGCTGGGAGTCCAAGAGCATGGGCACCCAGAAGTTCGTGGAGGCGGGCCGGATCGACTTCCTCGACCGCGAGGACATCGACGAGGCGGCGCTGGACGCCGTGGTGGACCTGGACAAGGCGATGAAGATCCTGTCCTACGACGAGATCAACCAGATATTCCAGGCCGGTGGCGAGGAAGCCGCTGAGGAACCTGCTGCTGAAGAAGCCGAAGAAGAAGCCAGGCCTGTCCGCAGGGTGATTGGCAAGCCGGTCACCAAGAAGGAAGAGGCTGAAGAGGAAGACCAGATCCCCGGCCTGGAGATGCCCGCGAAGAAAAAGAAAGTTACTGTGCCAGCGGAGGAAGGTGAAGAAGCAACCGCCTCCAACGTCCCCGACTGCACCGCGTGTGAGGGCTCCGGCAAGACCACCAAGGGCAAGACCTGCCCGATCTGCGGCGGGTCAGGCAAGGACGAGGACGTCCCGGCTGGGAAGGAAGAACCCGCCGAGGAAGAACAGGAAGCCGAAGAGGAGGTCAAGCCTGCCAAGCGGGTGATCGGCAAGCCTGCGGCGAAGGAAGAAGCCCCGGCTGGCCGCAGGGTCATCCGGCGTGGATAATGATTGCCAAGCGGGGTCATTCCTGCCTTGGTTAGGGCGCTGTTTTTGGTCCCGTTTCAGCGTCGGTAAAAAACGGGCGGAGTTTTGACAATGATAAAACGCACAATTCACCGAGCATCGCTGGTCGAGCAGGTCGTCTCCCACGCCGAGAACGACACCCCCGCCGCACCCGAACCCGACCGCCTGTTCGTCCCCACCGGCTCGGCCCTGCTGAACCTGGCCCTGTCCGACCGGGCCGACGGCGGCTACCTGACCGGAAAGATCGTCAACGTGATCGGCGACTCGTCCAGCGGCAAGACATTCCTGTGCCTGACCACCCTGGCCGAGACCGCCCACACCCCCGCCTTCGACGACTACCTGCTGATCTACGACGACGCCGAGGCCGCCAGCGAGTTCAACATCGAGAAGCTGTTCGGGAGCAAGACCGCCTCCCGCATCCTGCCACCGTCCCTCGATCCGGAGGAGCCCGGCCACTCCCACACGATGCTGGACTTCCAGTCGAACATCCGCCGGCTGCTGAGGGGGGACAAGCCGTTCATCTACATCCAGGACAGCTTCGACGCGCTGACCACCGACGAGGAGCTGAAGCACGCAGCAGAAAATCAAAGACTACATGATGCTGGAAAAGATGCAAAAGGAACGATGGGGATGAATAAAGCGGCACAAGCAAGCGTGCTGTTACGCCTGATCGCCGCCGACCTCAAGCGGACGCAGAGTCTGGTTGTCATCATTTCACAGACAAGGGATAACATAGACGTTCTCTCGTTCCAACGGAAAACGCGAGCGGGTGGGAAAGCACTTTATTTTTACTGTTCTGCGGAACTTTGGCTTGGAGTGGCGCAGAAGTTATCCATCAAGGTGAATGACAAAAACAGAAACATCGGGGTGCTGTCCCGCATCAAGATTAGTAAGAACAAATATAATGGCAAGGTGCGAGAAATTGATCTGCCCGTGCTGTACGATTACGGTTGCGACGACATAGGCGCGTGCATAGACTTCCTGGTCAGTGAGGGCCACTGGAGCAAGAACGCCAATGGAGGGATCACCGCCGGGGAGTTTGGGCTGACGGCGACCCGGACGAAACTGCTCGACATCGTGGACGACAAGGGACTGGTCGGGAAGTTGCACGAACTGACTGAGACCGTGTGGCTCGCGATAGAGGAGAAAATCAAGTCCGGACGGAAACCAAAATACGGAGGTGAGGAATGAAACTTAAAATTGGAATTGAAAAAGAATATGCTGACTACAAAGCCAAAAACACTGATCCTTATGGAGGCGAAGTAGTCCGTTATAGCGAAGCATGGGCTGATCTTATGGAGACCCGAATGAGGGGCGGCGATACTATCGCCGAGTGTGCCAAAGCAACAGCGCATAAGGCAGATAACAATGGCGGTATTACAGGATTTATGTATGGATGCGCCGTGTCCGCCCTCGCAAAGTTTTGGGAACATGGTGAGGAATTGCGCCGGTGGCATAATCTTGATGCACAACTTAATGACGAAGGGGTAAAGGCCAATCGGTCAGGTGGCGTTCTTAATCCAGCATTATTAAATATAAGATAACCGCCAGCGGGGGCGAGGGGTTGAGGAACTCCAAGAATGGCTGAACATAACCGACGTAAAGTCCAATGTCATTTAATATGACGAGAAACATCGGCCACCCCGCCCAATTTAACAAAGGAGAATGACAATGCCAATCTGGTGTCCCAAGTGCAGATATAAGACTGTCCTGAAACGCTTCTACGACGACCGGTGCCCCCAGTGCCGGACGGTGGTAGGGGTCGGTGACGCGCTGACGAAAGACCCGTACCAGCCCGAGGTGGGGGCCAAGTACGGGCGGAAGTCCCACGGCGGTGAAAAGAAGAAGTTCGTTTTCGATCAGAAAGCGGGTTCAGACACCGACACGACGCCGGGGAGTATCCGGTCGGTGAATACCGAGTCGCTGGGGTTTATCAAACAGGACAAATGAACATAGACCAGATAAATGACGCCCGCATGAGTCTGTTCCCGTGTAACCGGTGCGGGAGACAGGACGACCCAAATAGCATGTACCCTCATATTTGTCAACCGATGGCGATGGTTTGCTGGGATGGAAAATATGAACCGTTTGAAACTACTGATGGGATTGCTGTGTGGGCAAGTGCTTTCCCTCGCAAAGAAATAAAATGATCACCTTGCTCATAGACTCTGCCTCTGTCGGCTACCGCGCCGCGCATTCCACCGGCGCACTCGACAGTGGAATTGCGTTTGGTTTCCTCACCACCGTCCTCCAACTGGCCGAGCGTTACAAGACGAACCAGTTTATCTTCACGTGGGACGGCCCCGGCAGTCTACGCAAGAAGCTGTTCCCGGCCTACAAGATGTCCCGCGACGTGAAGACCCAGGAGGAGGTGGCGGAGCGGAAAAAAATCCATGCCCAGTTTGACTCTCTGCGTGAGCACATCCTACCAGCCCTCGGGTTCAGCAACCACCACCAACAAAACGGATTCGAGGCCGACGACCTCATCGCCTCCGCCATAATTAACAACCCAACTAAGTCCTTTGTGGTGGTGTCGAGTGACCACGACCTGTTCCAATTGCTTCAGTATCTCAACTGCAAGGG